AGTTCGTGATGAAGCTAATGAAAGATTAGTAGAATTAGTTGAACCTAAATGGTACGAAAATCAGTATCTTTGGTTAGGAATAGGATTTATCTTAGGAAAAATATAATGAAACCTACAGTACTAAAAGAAGTAATAAAAAAAGAGTATGTAAAATGTGCTCAAGATCCAATATACTTTCTAAAAAAGTACTGTGTAGTTCAGCACCCAATGAAAGGTAAAGTTCCGTTTCATCTATTTGAGTATCAAGAAGAATCAATAAAACTTTTTGAAGAACATAGATTCAATGTTATATTGAAAGCTAGGCAATTAGGATTATCAACATTATCTGCTGGGTATGCTCTATGGATGATGACATTTCATCAAGATAAAAACATACTGGTAATTGCTACAAAACAAGATACTGCTAAAAACTTAGTTACTAAAGTTAGAGTTATGCATGCTAACTTACCAAGTTGGTTAAAACAAAAATGTACGGAAGATAACAAGCTGTCGTTGAGATACAACAATGGTTCACAGATAAAAGCTGTTTCAAGTGGTGAGGATAGTGGTCGTTCAGAGGCTCTATCACTACTCATATTAGATGAGGCTGCTTTCATCGATAAGATTGAACCGATATGGGCTGCTGCTTCACAAACACTATCTACTGGTGGACAGTGTATTGCTCTATCAACACCTAATGGTGTGGGTAATTGGTTTCATAAGACTTGGGTTGGTGCGGAAGATGGGACAAATGATTGGAACACTATAAGATTACATTGGAGTTTACATCCTGAAAGGGACGATGAGTGGAGAAAAGACCAAGATAAACTATTGGGTCCTTCATTAGCTGCTCAAGAATGTGATTGTGATTTTATTACTTCTGGACAAACTGTAATTGATGGTATTGTGTTAGAAGAGTATAGAGAAAAACATTGTAATGACCCATTAGAAAAAAGAGGAGTTGATAGTAATCTTTGGGTGTGGCAACCACCTAATTATACCAATGATTATGTAGTATCGGCTGATGTCGGTAGAGGAGATAGTGCTGATTACTCTGCATTTCATATAATGAACATAGAAACAATGGAACAAGTTGCTGAGTATAAAGGTAAGATATCAACAAAAGACTTTGGTAATCTATTAGTAAACATATCAACTGAATATAATAATGCTTTATTAGTTATTGAAAATAACAATATAGGATGGGCTACAATACAACAAGTAATAGATAGAGGATATGAAAATCTTTTTTATACAAGTAAAGATTTACAATATGTAGATACAGAAAGACAAGTAAATAATAGATACAGAACTCAAGATAAAAGTATGGTTCCTGGATTTAGTATGACAATGAAAACAAGACCACTAGTTATTGCTAAATTAGAGGAATATTTTAGAGAAAAGTCAGTAATTGTCCGTTCAAATAGATTAATAGATGAACTTTTTGTATTTATATATAACAATAATAAAGCTGAAGCTATGCAAGGATATAATGATGACTTAGTAATGAGTTTTGCTATTTGCTTGTGGGTAAGAGATACTGCTTTACGATTGAGGCAAGAAGGTATTAGTTTACAGAGAAAGACATTGAGTGGTGTTGCAAATCAAATGCTACCACAAAATAGCAATCAAGTAAATGAGGGAAATTGGGAATGGAGTCCCGATGGAAAAATAAAAGAATCATTAGAATGGCTTATTAAATAAGAGGTAAAAATATGGCAGACACAACATTAACTGGTAGACTAAAAAGATTATTTTCTGGAAGTACCATCGTTAGAAATATCGGTGGAAGAAAATTAAAAGTGATGGACACTAGCAAAATTCAAGCAGGTGCACAAAATACATTAGTTGACAGATTTCAAAAACTTCACTCTAATATGGCTAATCATCCATATAATGAACTTTTACAAGTACAGCAACTTCGTTTAGGTTTATTCAGAGATTATGAATCAATGGACTCGGATTCAATTGTTGCTTCTGCATTAGATATATATTCAGACGAATCGACAATGAAAAATGAATATGGAAAGATTTTAGGAATTCGTACATCAAATGATCAAATACACGATATACTTCATAACCTTTTTTATGATATAATAAATATAGAATTCAATCTATGGCCTTGGGTTCGTAATATGGTAAAGTATGGAGACTTCTTTTTGAAGTTAGATGTACAAGATAAATATGGAGTTATGAATGTACAGCCAATGTCTGCTTATGATATTTCTAGATTAGAAGGACACGATCCAGAAAATCCTCAAATGGTTCAGTTTGAATATATCCCACAACAAGGAAGTGGTCATGTCGGTGCCAAGCATTCTGCTAGAGGTAGAGAGTCTACTCTTTTAGAAAATTATGAAGTAGCACACTTTAGACTTCTTTCAGATTCTAATTTTGTACCATATGGTCGTTCTATATTAGAAGGTGGTAGAAAAGTTTGGAAACAATTAACTCTTATGGAAGATGCTATGTTGATTCATAGAATAATGAGAGCTCCTGAAAAAAGAATATTTAAATTAGATATCGGAAATATTCCTCCTGCTGAAGTTGATAATTACATGCAACAAGTAATAAACAAAATGAAAAAAGCACCTATTATGGATGAGAAAACAGGCGAATATAATCTTCGATATAATATACAAAATCTTACAGAAGATTTCTTTTTACCTGTAAGAGGTGGTGACAGTGGTACTAACATAGAGTCTTTGCCTGGATTACAATATGAAGCAACAGACGATGTTGAGTATTTGAAGAATAAGTTATTAGCATCACTTCATGTTCCAAAGGCTTTCTTAGGATACGAAGAAGGGCTTGGTTCTAAGGCTACATTAGCTGCTGAAGATGTTAGGTTTGCTAGAACAATCGAAAGAATACAGAGAATTTTAGTTAGTGAGCTACAAAAAATTGCTGTAGTTCATTTATACTCACAAGGGTTTAGAGATCAAGAACTTGTAAACTTTGAATTGAATTTGACAAATCCATCTACAATCTACGAACAAGAAAAGATTGAGTTGTGGAATAACAAAACATCATTGGCAGAATCAATGATAAGAGATGGGTTGGTATCATCTGAATGGATTTATAAAAATATATTTGGATTTACGGATGATCAAATAAAAGAACAAGATGAACAAATAACATTTGATTATAAAACAAAGTTTAGACGCTCACAGATAGAGTCTGAAGGAAATGATCCTGCTAAAAGTGGTGAGTCACAAGGTACACCATCGGATATGGCTATGGGTAGAACTGGTCATGAGTTGAATGATGAGGGTGGTTCAGAAGAAGGTGGACAACCAGGCGCTGGAAGACCTAAAGAAGCTGATAAATATGGTCAGGATAGTGGTACTAGAGGAAGAGATCCTATCGGTTCGCATGATATGGGCAAAGCATATAGTACTAAATCATTAGCAAAATATGAAAATATGCTAAAACATTTTGGAGATAGTGCTAAAGAGTTACTAAATGAAAGTGGCGAGTTAGAAAAAGAGTATAAAAGCGAAGTTGATTCGTTAAATACTAAGAAAAAGTAGTTTACTATATATTTATATAAGAGAAATAAACGATTGGAGTTCGTAAATGAGTAATAAAATAAAACACTCAAAAGTTAGAAATACAGGTATACTATTTGAGTTACTTACAAGACAAATTACCGCTGATATTATCGAAAACAGAGATGGGTTAGCAGTCAACTTATTGAAGAAGTACTTTTCCCCTAAGACACAATTAGGGAAAGAATATGAATTGTATAGGATATTGACTACGGAAACCTATAATTCAGAAAGTAAAGCTAATCATTTGATTAATGCTGTAATGAAAACTTACAATAAAATCAATCGCTCTGAACTTCGACGTGAAAAATATAATTTAGTTAATGAAATAAAAAATACTTATAAAATAAGTGATTTTTTTATGGCTAGAATAGGAAACTATAAACTTAATGCTAGTATATATAAACTATTTGAATCAATAACCATTTCAGATCCTTCTTCCGAAACAAATGCTCGATATACAATAGTGGAATCTATTACAAGAAAGAAAATGGTAGAAAGTGTTAAATCAAATAAAACCATAGAAAATTATAAAAAATCTGAAAAAGACCTTAGATTACTTACTTACCAAGTATTAGTAGAGAAGTTCAATAAAAAGTATAAAGGACTTAGTGGTTCACAGCGAAACTTGCTGAGAAAATATATAAATAATATTTCCAATACAAACTCACTAAAAGAGTTTGTTGAAAAAGAATCTATTGAAGTTAAAAAACAACTCCAATCGTTTTTACCTAATATAGATGATGAGGTTACATCCATAAAATTGAAAGAAGCAATCAAACAATCCGATAAATTACTGAGAGGTAGAATCGTAGAGGATAGTCAAGTTATTACTTTGATGAGATACTATCAATTATTAAAGGAGCTGAAGGATGTCGCTGGAAAGTAAATTAAGAGAACGAGTTCAAGAAATGTTAATTGACGAAGTAAGTTCATTAGAAGAAGCTTCGGTAACTGCTAATGTACCTGGCTATCAAACGCCGTATGCGTTTAGTAAAAAGAAAAAAGGTCATAAAGATCCTGAAGTTGCTGGATATAAAAAAGTGAATGAGGGTAAGTATCATCAATATAGAAACGATGAAACTCTAACAGCAAAACAAAAGATTGGTCGTTCAATGAGAGAAGTTAGGGATGGACTTGCTAACTTAGAAAAATTAGTTAAAATGAATGTACGTTTAAAAAATGAATTGAATGTAGATTCAAGATCATATTGGAAAAATACGAATAAGGCTTTACATAAAATAAGTGAGAGGTTAGTAAAACTAGCAAATAAAGTAGGACAGTTACAGTAACTGGAACTCACATGCCGTTTGAAGATAAAAAGAAATCCTATATGGATACTCTTTTTAGTATTTCGACTCTGTTGAAAAGATGGCAGGTTGAGATACAAAAGAAAGATGTAGATAAGACTTATATGATAAGGAGACTTGGACAATGGATAGAACAATTGGAAAGTCTCAGAACAGAAATTATGATGGAGAAAGATTAATGATATCACTATTAGAAATAGCACAAAGTATAAATGAAGTTGATGACGAAAAAGTCATCAAGTATAAAAAGAAAGATGGTGAGTCAGGTGAAATGAAAGCTGGTTCAGCTAAGTCGATGCCTAAAGACCATCCAGCAAAGTTAGCTTGGGATAAGATGCAGGATGATGATGGAGATGATAGTGAAAAGGATTCTGCTGGTAAATTAGGCACCGCTGATTTCGATAGAGAAGGTGATGATGTTGACGATATGGATAGAGATGACCAATTTGATGCTGATGATGACGATGATTATGAAACTGCAGAAGAAAAATCTGAAAAAGAAAATAGTCAGATAGGAAAAGACCTCAATGCTATGGAAGGTGATTTGAATGGTTTAGGTATAGATTTTTTGGATTCTGCAATAGATGATGGTATGTATGCTGTTTTAGCTGATCCTGAAAGTGAGGGTGATCCAGAAAAAGAAATGGCTGTAAATGCTTTTCCTGATGGAGAGGGTGTTGGATATGCAGTAAATATTGGTTCAGGACATAAGATGATTTACTTTGACAACAAAGAGAAAATGCTTGATGCTGCTAAAAAACTGGTTAATGATGATAGAATTAGAAAGTCAATGGATAAAGATGGTAAGGAAGATTTAGCAGATTTAGGTGATTATGCAGAATCTCTTTTGAAAGGTAAAGACGAAACCAAAGTTATTAATGGTGTAAAATATAAACCAATAAAGGAATCAAAAAAGAATTATCGTATACTAAAAGAAAATTATGATAGAATATTTAGGAGTAGAAAATGAAGCAATTAATAGTAGATTATCTACCATTTGAAATAGGAGCCGAACAAATCAATGAGGCTATGAAAGAGAACAACGGAAAGTTAGTTGTCAAAGGTATCTTACAGAGAGCAGATACTAAAAATCAAAATGGAAGAGTTTATCCAAGAGAAATACTAATGCGTGAAGCTAAAAAATATTCTGATGGATTTGTAAAAGAAAAAAGAGCTATGGGTGAATTAGACCATCCTGAGTCATCAGTAGTAAATCTACAAAATGTATCTCATAACATTACAGAGATGGCTTTCAATGGTGACGATTTAGTTGGTACAGTAGAAATCCTAACAACTCCAAGTGGTAATATACTAAGAGAGTTATTCAAAAATGGAATAAAGTTGGGTATTTCTTCTCGTGGAATGGGTTCTGTTTCACCAGTAAATGAAACTGGTGCTCAAGAAGTTGGTGATGACTTTGAGTTGATTGCTTTTGACTTCGTTTCCAATCCATCTACGCATGGTGCTTTTCTTCATCCGATGAACGAGAGTGTTGATAATAACATTTCTATTCGTGATACTAAGTATGGTAAGGTTGAAGCAACTATCAATGATATATTGAGAGGATAAATGCCATTCAAATCTGAAAAACAGAGAAGATGGATGCATGCTAATAAGCCTGATATGGCTAAAAAGTGGGAAAAGAAATATAAAAAGGAAGATAGAGATTATAAAGATGAATATAAAAAATTTCAATCTTCTAAAAAAGCTAAAAAGTATAGAGCAGAACTAAATAAGTATAATCGTAAGAAAGGTACTTATGGAAATGGTGATGGTAAAGACGCCTCACACAAAGGGGGAAAGATAGTGGGATTTGAAGCACAATCTAAGAACAGAGGAAGAGCTGAAAAAAGTCGTTTGAAGAAAGAAAGTACTTTGAACGAACTTACTCCACAGCAAGTTATTGCTACTTTAGTTGATGTTGCTATGAGAAGAAGTGATAATATTATCAAAGGCTTGGTTAAGGATGTTGCTAAAAGAGACAGGAATAAGGCTATGGAACTTATGAAACTTTACAAAAAATACTTTGTAGAGTTTTCATCAAGAGCTAAAGTATCTAATCCCATAAAAGATGGTGTGAACGAAGCTAAAGATCCAGATGTGATAGCTCAAATAAGAGGTGTTCTAAAGAAAGGGTACTCTAATGTAAAAGATCCTGTTTCTGGTAAAAAGATGAAAATGGATAGTTATACAGCATCTGCTATAACTCAAGTATATGACGCTATCAATACATCAAATAAAAAGAAATTTTCTAAACTACCGATACTGAAAATGCAGAATATTGCTTTCAAAGTTATAAAAAAATAAATGATAAAACTAAAAGATATATTATTAGAAAATCCAATAGACTATATTGATAATGATATAGACGATATAGAACTTCTAAGAAGAAAAGATAAGTATGATACTTCTGTAAATGAAGATATGGATTATGTACCAGCTAAATTTAGTAATCCTGAAGCAAAATCACATATGGATGATGATGTAAAGAAAATGTCAACTCTTTTAGGTAAGGCTTCACAACAATGTATAAAGATTATGATGGATGGTGTAAAGGGTGGTAAGTATGATGCTTTAGATATTATAAGAGGTATCGAAACTGGTGCGTGGAATAGAACACATAATGGTGAAAGAACTTTTATGAAAATGTTATGGAGAAAAGTTCGTAACGGATTTAGACGATATATGCCCAAAGGAAAATTAAGAAAATAGATATTTATATCTAAGGAGAAAAACTATGGCTAACATAAAACTAAAAGATTTACTAAACGAAATTTCAACTCAAGGTGGAATGATTTCTCATAATCCTTGGGTAAATGAAGAAGAAAAAGATGAACCAAAAGTAGATGTAAAGGAATTAGTATCAAAAATTAATAGCTTCAATTCTATTGGTGAGTCTATATATGGTAAAGGTAATCTAAAAGAGGTTGCTGAAAATCTTTCTTCGATAGCTGAAGGTGCTGCTCAACACACACTCTCAGAAGTAGATGATATGTTTGATAAGATTACAGTCAGTCGTAATATGAAAGAACTTACAGGTTTATCAAAACAATTTGGTAAAGTAGCTAGTGAAGCTAATTCTCTACAAGAAAGAATGAGTGGACTATATGAAGATATGGGACATATATTAGGTAGATATTATTCTATCGGTGAAGGGCATGTTACGGGACACGATGACGAAGATAGAGATGTACATTCAGAAGCTGATAAAATGATGTTTAGAGAAGAAGATGATTACAAAGCATTCTTCAAAAAAGCTATGAAAAAATTTAATGTATCTAATATTGAAGATATGGATGATGGAGACAAAAAAGATTTCTTCAACTATGTAGATAGAAATTACAAGGCGAAAAACGAAAACCAAGAAAACAGACAAATGACTAAATTAAAAGAATTACTAGAAGAGGGACCTGCCGAATTAAAAAGTCTTGAAAAGATGATGTTGGGCTTAATGGATATGAGCAAAAAATTAAAAGATATCAAACAAAGAAAGCAATTGTCTGTAGTATTAAGTGCTGCTCACAATTTAAGAAATATGTTAAAATAAAGAGGTAAATATGTCAATAAAAGTTGTAGTAAGAAATAACCAATATGAAAAGGCTATTAGTATATTCAAAAGAAAAGTAAAGGATGCTGGTATTTTATATGAACTAAGAGAAAGAGAGTACTATAAAAAACCATCTGCTCTTAAAAAAGAGACTAAAAATAAAGCAAAGGCCCGTAATTATTGGAAAAAAGTAAAGTTATCTGAAGAAGATAGCAGAAATAGAGGAAGAAAATTCTAAATACTTATATTTATATATATCTAAAATAAACACACCGTTCCTATCACATACGGTGTAATCGAAATATAATAATTCTATTATAGTTCCCAATAACTATACTAATATCCTAAACGGAGAATAAAAATGGATAATCTCTTAAAAGAAGCGATTGCCGACGCTAAAGCTGTTCGTGAGACTGCTTTAGAAAACGCAAAAATGGCTTTAGAAGAGGCTTTCACACCAAAACTTCAATCTATGTTGTCTAAAAAAATCCAAATGGAAATGGATGACGAGGATGAAAAAGTCGATGAAGCTGAAGATCATGAAGAAGATGAGGATGTCGAAGAAAGAGCTAAAATGGCTCGTGACGGAGACGAACTCGAAGAACGTGGTGATGAGGACGAAATGGACGAAGAAATGGAAGATGAACCTGAAATGGAAGAAGAAGGTATCATTGAAATTGATGGTGTAAAGTACGCTCCTGTAGTTTCTGAGGAAGAAGAAGATGAGATGGACGAAGAAATGGAAGATGATGAAGATGACGAAAATTCTGATCTTGACTTAGAAGCTGTAATTAAAGAACTAGAAAGTGAAATCAATGAAGAAGAAGAAGATGATGATGAAGATGATAAGGTAGAAGAAAATGACGTTTCTTCAGACATTGGTAAAGCTGACAATAAAGTCAATGCGAAAGCTAATGACTCATCTAATGTTGGTAGTGACGGAAAAGCTAAATTGAAAGAAGAAGCTGATCTTGACGAAGATATTGATTTAGATGAAGTTCTTAAGGCTCTTTCAGAGGAAGAAGATAAAGAAGAAGAAGTGGATGAAGTTTCCGAACTAAAATCAGATCTTGCTGAACATCGTTCTGTAATCGAAGAGTTGCGTGGAAAGCTAAACGAAGTCAATTTGCTAAATGCTAAACTTCTGTTCACAAACAAACTATTTAGAAAATATGGTTTGAATAACGATCAGAAAATGAAAGTCGTTGAGCAATTCGATAGAGCAGCCAACCTACGTGAAGTCAAGTTAGTGTATTCTACACTTGGTGAATCTTTTGGTTCTGCTAGAAAAAATGAAATTAATGAATCTAAGGGTAGCGCTTCAAAGCCAGTTGCCTCAACTAAATCTGAAAAAGAAGTAATAACTGAAAGTTCAGAGTTGAGAAACAGGTTTAAAAAGTTAGCTAACCTTATATAATTGGGAGACATATAATGTCAAACTTTGAAAATCTAAGCGACGTGATGACGGGTCATAACCCTCATCAGGAGCTCCTAAAACAGACTAGAAAGTTAGTCGATAAGTGGGAGCCAACTGGATTGCTAGATGGTATTGAAGATTCAACAAAGAAAACAGGAATGTCTGTTCTTCTTGAAAACCAGGCTACACAGTTGATTAAGGAAGCTTCTTCAACAGGTACTGGTGGAAATAAGGAAGAATGGTCTGGTGTTGCTCTACCATTAGTGCGTAGAATCTTTGGTGAAATATCTGCACAGGAATTCGTTTCTGTTCAGCCTATGAATTTACCATCTGGACTAATCTTTTATCTTGACTTCAAATACGGTAGTACACAAACTGCTAACCATACATCAGGTGCTGATATCTTCGGTAACACATCTGGTAGTGGTGATGCTGCTGGTGGACTTTACGGTGGTGGTAAGTCAGGATATTCAATTAACGATGAAGAAACAGGCGCTCTTACATTAGCCGCTTCTGCAGCAAATACAACTTTTGCTACTGCTTCAGCTACTTGGAAAGAAGTAGAATTCGAACCAGATTTGAGTTCTTCTGTTGCCGATGGCTTAGCAACAAACAATGAGTTGATAAAATTAACTGTTGGAGCTGGTTCTATGACAAGACCTGATAAAGAAGGAATCAAAGCATACTCTATCTCTGGTAGTGGATTCGATGAGTTCTTTCCTCACTACACTTCAATCAATGCTGCTGGTACAGAAATCAGCTTTATTGTTCGTAGTGCTGGTGCTCAAATCGGTCCTTCAAAAGTTAAGTATCATAAAGCACCAACCGATCAACAAAGAGGTGAGTTTGAAGCTTCACCAACTGCTGGTTCTGATGGTGGATTCTCTGGAGAAGGCGATGCCGGTATACCAGAAGTAGACATCCAGCTACGTTCTATCAGTATAGTTGCTAAAACACGTAAGTTGAAAGCTGTTTGGACTCCAGAGCTTGCTCAGGATCTTAACGCTTATCATAGTGTTGACGCTGAAGCTGAATTAACTGCTATGTTGAGTGAATACATTGCTATGGAAATCGACTTAGAAATCCTAGATATGTTAGCAATCAATGCTTCTGCTAAAACAGAGTACTGGTCAGCTAAAGTTGGCTTTGAGTATGATGGTTCTGGAACAGGCGCACCTGCTTGGTCAGAGATTAGTGGTTCATCTAACGCATACACAAAACCATCTTGGTTCCAGACACTTGGAATTAAGATTCAATCCGTTTCTAACGCAATTCATCAGAAAACACTTCGTGGTGGTGCTAATTTTGTTGTTGTTTCACCTGAAACATCTACAATCTTAGAATCCGTAAGTGGATATGTTGCTAATGCTGGAGATGCTAAATCTACTAACTACGCTATGGGTGTAGAGGCTGTAGGTTCTATCAATAACAGATATACTGTTTATAAGAACCCTTACATGACTTCTAACGATATACTAGTTGGATTCAGAGGTAGTAACTTCTTAGAAACTGGTGCTGTCTATGCTCCATATGTACCAATGATTATGACACCATTAGTATACGATCCTACAAACTTCACACCAAGACGTGGGGTAATGACTCGTTATGCTAAGAAGATGGTCAGACCAGAGTTCTATGGAAAAGTGATTGTCGCGGACATCAACAACGTTTAATTGAGAAATCATTAAACTATATAAAAAAGGGGAGTTTTACTCCCCTTTTTTTGTTTCTGTATATTTATTATTGAATTGATATATCTTTTAGGAGAATAAAATGGCTGCTGGTAAATATAGCTTTACTATCGAACAAGGAAGTACCTTAGATTTCGAAATACAATACAAAGACTCAAATAATAATCCTGTTGATTTAGCAGGATATCAGGCAAGAATGCAGATAAGAGAAAACATAAGTTCTACTTCTACGATATCTGAATTATCTTCTAGTTTGGGTGTCGATGGAACAGGGTTAAACCTAAGTGGCTCAGGAGGACTTAGTGCTAATAAACCAGTTTCTTCAGGAAGTATAGGTGTTTATATGAGTCACGCAACTTCTTCTAATCTTAGTTTTGAAAATGCTGTTTATGATTTAGAAATAGTTTCCGGAAGTGGTAATACTGCTGTGGTTACTAGAATTTTAGAGGGAAGTGTCAAGCTTTCAAAAGAAGTTACCAAAGGCTCTGTATACTAATAGGAGAATAATGTGTCTGTAGATATAACTCCGAATTCACCAAACAATGTTAGTGTTAGTACGAGCAATAAAAATGTCACTATCATCAAATCTGATGGAAATGTTGATCGTAATATAACTAAAACATCAGTAGTCAATATTGTTACTACAGGTCCTCAAGGACAAAAGGGTGGGTTCTTATCAAATATTGCCGAAGATACTTATATAACTGGTTCACTTATCGTATCTTCTTCTAATGTAGATTTTACAAAAACTACGGGAGTTAGTGGTTCATTTTCAGGAATATTTAGTGGTGCTTTAAGTGGTTCATCACAGATTGCTTCTGATATAAGTGGTTCGTTTATACAGGCTAGTTCTAGTTTTTCAACAAGGGTTACAAATCTAAAAACAGATAGTGGTTCATTTTCAACAAGAATAAGTACTGCTGAATCTGAATTGGGTAATACTTTGATAAGTGGTTCATCACAAATTGCTTCTGATATAAGTGGCTCATTAGGTTCTAATGCCGCATTGATAAGGTCGTTATCAGCAAACGTAATTAGTGGCTCGGTTACTCAAATGAGTTCGTCTATATCTTCAAGAATACAACCAATAGAAAAGGGTGGGGGTATTGGTACTGGTTTAACTGTACAATATAAACTAAATGCGACATCTCAAGATATAGGTACAAGTGACGAAACAATAGTATTCAACGCTACTCCAGAGTTGACATCATCAGCAAATTATACTAATGTACATGATGTAAATGGGACAAGTGATGACTTTTATATTGCTTTCAAAGAAGATTCTTTCTTTACAATCAATATGAATTCTTCTATAGAAGCAAATGGTGCTGATTTCAGACTTCAAATGAAAGCTGAAAAGTCAACTGATAAAGGAAGTAGTTATATTTTAGTACCTGGCAGTTTACATAACCTATCATTTTCTTCAGATTTACCTGATTTCTATTCTTATGGGTATAGTTGTGCTAGTTATTTTCCAAGCGAAAGTAGACTAAGAATACGTGCTAAAAAAACAGGACAAAGTGCTTCTTTGATAAGTGGAAGTAATGGGACAACTAATTTACTTATCACAAGAGTTTAGTGAATTTATTAGTTTTTTATATTTATTATTGACATAGAACATTTAGGAGAATTTTATGGAAGCAATTTGGCCAGGCAGTAGTTCGTTTTCACCAGGTGATACACCTTATGGGTTTTACGATAACGAAGCACAATTCAATGGTTCAGGTATACATTCCGTTGACAGATTTAGTGATTGGGCTGCTAAGAGATTAGGGTTTCCTATCATAGCAATCGAACTACAAGACAAACAATTTTATGCTTGTTATGAAGAGGCTGTTACTGAGTATTCAGCACAAGTAAACCAATTCAATATAAAGGATAACTTGCTTTCTCTCCAAGGACAATCTACAGGATCAAGCATTACACATAGAAAAACATCGCCTACCTTTGGAAGAACTATAGAACTATCTGAACAATATGGTACGGAAGCCGGTGTTGGTGGTACGATATCGTATAAAACGGGATCTATAAACATAGTTAGTGGCTCACAACAATATGATTTGAATAAATTGTATGCAAATGTATCTGAAAGCGGCGACTCTATTGAAATAAGAAAAGTTCATTACGAAGGTTCTCCTGCAGTAACTAGATATTTTGATCCTTACGCTGGAACAGGCGATGGTTCTTATAATATGCTAGATTCATTTGGTTGGGGAAATAAGTCACCAGGAATAAGTTTTATGATGATGCCTATGTATGCTGATTTATTAAAAGTACAGGCAATAGAGTTTAATGATCAAATAAGAAAGTCTGCTTACACATTTGAGTTAGTAAATAATAATCTAAGAATATTTCCTAATCCGACATCAAACTATAAGTTACACTTTACTTATCTGCTGAAAAAGGATAGAAATAATACACTACAAGGAACTTCAGAGGGTGTGATTTCAGACTTTTCAAATGTCCCATATGATAATATGAAGTATGAGTTTATAAATGATGTAGGTAAACAGTGGGTAAAGAAGTACGCTTTAGCGCTATGTAAAGAATTATTGGGAACAATAAGAAGTAAATATGCTTCACTTCCAATACCTGGTGCTGAGACAACAATGGATGGAGACACTTTAAGAACCGAAGCTACTACAGAAAAAGAAATTTTGGTAACGCAACTTAGGGAGATGTTGGAACAAACAAGTAGAAAGGCTTTGTTAGAGGCTGATAAAGATGAAGCACAGCATCTACAAGAAAAACTACAAAAAGTTCCTTACCCAATATACATAGGATAATCAAATGGCCGGAAGATTTTTACCTCAAAAGGACATAAATCTTATAACCAGAGTAACCAAAGAGTTAGTTGGTGATAAGCAAAGTAACAAAGATGGAATAGTAAATCAGCTAGTAACTATTTATAAACCATCTGCAAAAGAGTCAGCAATAAATATGTATGGGGAATCTGCTGGGGGTAATAAGGTATATAGTGATGGTGTTCAAATGAACTGTCTGATTACAGCAGAGGACTTTGATTTCACCGAAAATGACTTTGGGGTAGATAATTCACAAACTGCAGTTTTTGCTTTTCTAAGACAATCTTTTATAGATGCTAGTATGGTATTAGAAATTGGTGATTTGATTGATTGGAATTATGCTTACTTTGAAGTAGGTTCTATAAATGAAAATCAATTAATAGCTGGAATGTTCGATCAAAACTATTCAGTTATTGCTAATACATTTTTGGTAAGAAAGAGCTCTGTACAGATTGAAAGAGTTAGGAGTATATAATGGCTCGTGAAAAACCAATACCACGTTCTGCTAGAAGAAATAAAAATCGTGGCTTTGATAGATCTAGAAACGATGATAATGTAAAAAACTTTTCAATAGGGTTGATGGATATTGATGCTACTATTATGTATTACTTCAATAATGTTATCAAACCTAAAGTTGTTGAAAATGATGAGCTGATAAAAGTGCCGATTATGTATGCTAATCCTGAACGATGGGCTATGATACAGAAACGTGGATTTTTATTTGATAATAAACAACAATTAGTAATACCACTTATAGCATTCAAACGGACATCTATTGAGAAAGATGACCAAATGTCAGTTGATAAGTTAGACCCATTGAATCCAAAGTTACAATATACATTTCAAAAACAATATAGTGATAAGAATAGATACGATAAGTTTTCTGTACAACAAGGACTAAATCCAACTAAAGAATTATATTCTGTAGCTGTGCCTGATTATGTAAAACTTCAGTATGAGTTTGTAATATGGTGTACTTATACAGAGCAAATGAACTCTATTGTAGAGAAACTAATTTATAGTGAAGGTGCTTATTGGGGAGAAGATGGCAAGTTCAAATTCAGAACACAGATTGACAATTATACTGATGCTAGTGAAGTAACAGTAAACTCTGAGAGAATTATAAAAACTACTTTTTCAGTAACTATGAATGGTTATCTTTTACCAGAAGAATTTTCAGATGTAGTAACGACACAGAAAAAATTAACTCCTAAAAGAATTCTAATTGGAGATGATGTTTCTTTAGATTTAGGAGCTATTACAAAAAAAGGACAAGATATAAATGTAAGTGTTCAGCAAAAATCTAAAGGTGGTGGATTAGAGAATCCATTTAGCATAGTCGAAGGGACTGGTGTTAGTATTGCGGGTGCTGGTACATTTGATGGTACTTCTACATCTAATTTTCAATTTTCGATTGGTCAAGATGTTGGTACTTCCAGCACAGTACAATTTCAAAATGTAACTGCTTCAAATGTATTACATATTGGTCCTACATCATTTGAAATATCACAGAGAGACGATGGTAAAGCACAGGTAAATACTGATTGGGTAGTACAAGGTGATATAATAGCTGAAAACTATATTGTATCTTCTTCTGTAATGCATATTACTTCTAGTTTCAAATCAGGCTCAACTATTTCTGGTGATACATTAGATGATAATCATCAATTTACAGGCTCAGTAAATATTACTGGTTCATTGGTACTAAATGGAAATAATTTGGATGCTGCTTCATCTACCGATACTTATTTGAGAAAATCATTTGTAAAAAAATCAAATTCAATATCATCTGCTACTGCTAGTTTCAATGCTGTAACTGCTTCAGCACCAACTGGATTGTCTGCTACTAATGAACAAGACTTTGTATTTTTTATAAATGGACAATATATGGAGCATGATGCTTTAGAAATACAACAAAATAGTACAACATTTTTACTAAAAGTCAATACAACTAGTATAGGTTATGACTTAGAATCCGATGATGAAATTATCGCTCAAGGCAAATTTAATTCGTAATTTCCACATTGGTTTTACCATTTTTTGATATTTATATGTATGAGAAAACGTCATTGGAATGATAGGAAAAATAGACCTTGTCCGGAGTGTGGTAAGAGACTAACCTATACAAGAAAAGATTCTTTTGATAGGGCAGTAGGAAATAATTCTGTTTGTAAGTCTTGTGCTCAAATGGATAGAAGAGTTACTATGGAGACATTAGATAAAATGAAACAACCTAAAACATATGAACATAAAAGAAAAATTTCTCATTCTGTTCGAAAGTGGTGGATTGATAAAAAACAAGAAGATATAAGACATGGCATTACTAAAGTCTAAACATTTAGATCCAAATTTTACAGGTTCATTTACTATAAGCGGAAGCTTGCAGGTAGATGGTGAACTAAGTGGTTCCGCATTATCAACTGGTTCATTTGGACAAATAAAAATCGGTGGTGGTACATTTACTTCCGAATCATTGGCTAGTGCTGGTAGTGGAGCAGGATTTCCATTTTCAGGTTCTGCTATTATAACAGGCAGTCTTATCGTATCACAATCAAATGTAGATTTCTCAACTTCAACAGGAGTTACTGGTTCTAGTTTTACTGGTTCATTTGTAGGTGATGGTAGTGGACTAACAAATATCTCAACTGGTACGCAAGGTACACAAGGAATTCAAGGATTAAATGGTACACAAGGTACATTAGGTACGACAGGTGCTCAAGGTGCTTCAGGTAATACTGGTGCTCAAGGTATACAAGGAATTCAAGGCTTACAAGGTATACAAGGATTAGATGGAACTCAAGGTACACAAGGTGCTACAGGTGCTGGTACGCAGGGTACTACTGGTAGTGTTGGTGGAACTGGTACACAAGGAACTGATGGAACTCAAGGTGCTGTTGGTGCTGGAGTTCAAGGTGTTAGTGGTGGAACTGGTACGCAAGGAACTGATGGTGCTCAAGGTGTTGATGGTGCTGGAACACAAGGAACTACTGGAACGCAAGGAACTTTAGGTAGTATCGGTACTCAAGGAACAACTGGTGCTGGAACACAAGGAACTACAGGAAGTACTGGAACTCAAGGTACAATTGGTACACAAGGTACAGTTGGTGCTCAAGGTGTACAAGGAATTCAAGGTATACAAGGAATTCAAGGCTTACAAGGAATACAAGGATTAATCGGAACTCAAGGTACAATTGGTGTACAAGGAACAACTGGTACTCAAGGTATAATTGGTACTCAAGGTACAACTGGTAATACTGGTTTACAGGGTGTTCAAGGAATACAAGGAATAACTGGTACTCAAGGTACAATCGGTACTCAAGGTACAATTGGCGTCCAAGGTATACAAGGTATAAAGGGTATACAAGGTACGAATGGTACTCAAGGAACAACTGGAACTCAAGGTATACAAGGAATTCAAGGATTACAAGGAATTCAAGGCTTACAAGGAATACAAGGATTAATCGGAACTCAAGGTACAACTGGTACACAGGGAACAACTGGAACTCAAGGTGTCCAAGGTATACAGGGTATAGAAGGTAACTTTGGTGGTGCTACTTTTGAATATGACTTTGATACTACGACAGCTGATGCTGATCCTGGTACTGGTAAACTACGATTAGACAATGCCACACAGAACAGTGCTGCTAGTATTTTTATAGACGATACTGATGTCGGTGGTAATGATATACAAAATTATTTACGAACTATAGACGACTCAACTTCTACTTTAAAAGGTCATGTAAAAATCTCAAATAAAACCGATAGTAGTCAGTTCTTATTATTTACTATAGCAAGTCTAACGGAAAATACTGGTTACTTCGACATTACAGTAAGTGCTGTTGATTCATCTGATACCAACCCTTTCAGCAACACAGAAGATATAATAGTTACATTCGCAAGAACTGGTGATAAAGGAGATACTGGTACTCAAGGTGTTCAAGGAATACAAGGATTGATAGGAACTCAAGGTACACAAGGTATTCAAGGATTACAAGGAATTCAAGGCTTACAAGGTATAAGTGGAATTCAAGGAACTCAAGGTATTCAAGGCTTACAAGGATTACAAGGTTTACAAGGTATACGTGGCGTTCAAGGTACACAAGGTGCAAGTGGAACTCAAGGTACAACTGGTAATATTGGTGCTCAAGGAATTCAAGGAATAACTGGAACGCAGGGTACAACTGGTACGCAAGGTATACAAGGATTGCAAGGATTGCAAGGAATAAAAGGAACTCAAGGTACAACTGGTTCGACTGGTAGTCAAGGAATTCAAGGCATACAAGGCTTACAAGGAATAAAAGGGATACAAGGCACAAAAGGAACTCAGGGTACGACTGGTTCTACAGGTTCTCAAGGAGTACAAGGTGTACAGGGAATTCAAGGCTTACAAGGAATAATTGGAACTCAAGGTACAAACGGAACTCAAGGAATTCAAGGCGTACAAGGTTTACAAGGAATTCAAGGAATTCAAGGACTACAAGGTATAATCGGTACGCAGGGTACAACTGGTGCTGGAACTCAAGGAACTACTGGTGGCACTGGTGGTACTGGAGGAACAGGACCTGCTGGTTCTCAAGGTGTACAAGGAGCTTCAGGTGTAGGTTCACAAGGTACAACTGGTGCTGGTACTCAAGGTATAATCGGTATACAAGGTACAATTGGTACACAAGGTACAACTGGTGCTGGAACTCAAGGTATACAAGGAATTCAAGGCTTACAAGGAATACAAGGATTAGTCGGAACTCAAGGTACAACTGGTTCGACTGGTACTCAAGGTGTACAAGGAATTCAAGGATTACAAGGTATAAAGGGTATTCAGGGTACAACTGGCTTACAAGGTATAATTGGTACACAAGGAACTACTGGTTCTACTGGTTCTACAGGCTCTCAAGGTATTCAAGGAATACAAGGAATAATTGGAACTCAAGGTACAAACGGAACTCAAGGAACTACTGGAACTACAGGAACCCAAGGTATACAAGGAATTCAAGGCTTACAAGGAATTCAAGGCTTACAAGGAATACAAGGATTAATCGGTACACAAGGAACTACTGGTTCTACTGGTTCGCAGGGTGTTCAAGGAATTCAAGGCTTACAAGGTATCAAAGGAACTCAAGGAACTACTGGTTCAACTGGTACTCAAGGAATACAAGGAATTCAAGGCTTACAAGGTATTAAAGGCGTACAAGGTACGATTGGAACGCAGGGAACTACAGGAAGTACTGGTTCGCAAGGCGTACAAGGAATCCAAGGCTTACAAGGACTACAAGGTTTACAAGGAATCAAAGGAATTCAAGGAACAATTGGAACTCAAGGTATAATTGGTACTCAAGGAACTACTGGTTCCACTGGTTCTCAAGGCGTACAAGGAATTCAAGGCTTACAAGGTATACAAGGAGTTGAAGGTAACTTTGGTGGTGCGACATTCGAATACGACTTCAGTACAACAACAACTACATCAGATCCAGGAAGTGGTAAACTCAGACTAAATAATTCTACACAAAATGGTGCTACTAATATATACATAGATGAAGAAGATGTCAATGGTACAGACATATCAAGTTATCTTGCAACAATTGATGCTTCAACTTCTACAATAAAAGGTCATGTAAAGATTTCAAATAAGACTGACAGTAGTCAATTTATATTAGGTACTATAGCAAGTGAAACCGACAATACAGGATGGCATACGATTGTAATCTCAGTAGTAGATTCATCAGCTGCTTCTCCATTCAGTAATGATGAAGATATAATAGTCACATTCGCAAGGACTGGTGATAAAGGAGATACAGGAGTTCAAGGTGTACAAGGTATAAAAGGAACTCAAGGAACTACAGGAAGTACTGGTTCGCAAGGTGTCCAAGGAATACAAGGCTTACAAGGAATCCAAGGCCTACAAGGAATAAAGGGTATACAAGGTACGTTAGGTATACAAGGTACGTTAGGTATTCAAGGTACAACTGGTTCTACTGGTGGTACTGGTAGCCAAGGTGTACAAGGTATTCAAGGAATAAGTGGAACTCAAGGTACAACTGGTTCGACTGGTACTCAAGGAATACAAGGAATTCAAGGTGTACAAGGCTTACAAGGAATAAAAGGTATTCAAGGAACAAACGGAACACAAGGAACCACTGGCTCTACTGGTGGTACTGGTTCCCAAGGTGTTCAGGGTATACAAGGTATCAAAGGAATTCAAGGTACAATCGGTACTCAAGGTACAACTGGTGCTCAAGGCATTCAAGGATTACAAGGAATTCAAGGCTTACAAGGAATAAAAGGTATTCAAGGAACAAACGGAACACAAGGAACTACAGGAAATACTGGTTCTACTGGTTCACAGGGTGTTCAAGGAATACAAGGGTTACAAGGAATAAAGGGGATACAAGGCACAAAAGGAACTCAAGGAACTACTGGAGATACTGGTTCCACTGGTTCGCAAGGTGTTCAAGGAATCCAAGGGCTACAGGGTATCAAAGGAATTCAAGGTACAATCGGTGCCCAAGGTATACAAGGAATCCAAGGTGTACAAGGTATAAAAGGAACTCAAGGAACTACTGGTTCCGATGGTTCTGATGGTGCTCAAGGTGTTCAAGGAATTCAAGGCTTACAAGGTATTCAAGGTTTACAAGGAGTAACTGGACTTATACCATTGGCTAGTGATGGTGCTAATAGAATAATAACTTCGGACGGTGATAATACAGGAACTGCAGAGGCTAATCTAACTTTTGATGGTTCAACATTAGGAGTAACAGGTGATGTAAATGTTACAGGAACATTAACTGCACAAGAATTAATAGTAAGTTCTTCAGTAACAAACTTAACTGTTGCTGAAAAAAGCGGTTCTACGGTATTTGGTGATAGTGCTGATGATACACATACCTTTATTGGAAACACAATAAGTGGTTCATCAACCTCAACAGGTTCGTTTGGTAGGTTAGAATCAAGTAAAGCTCGTGTAGAGGACAAACTTGAAGTATTTGAAAAAATGTCAATTTTTGGTGGACACTCATCAAACATTGAAAATACTGCTACACTATCGATATATTCAGATGATAGAACGGCAATACACATTGACCATGATGATTATGATACACCAGCCGTTTACATAGATACGTCTAATTCAGGTGATAAAGCATTAGAGATATACTCAAATGCGGCAGCTACCGCAAATCCACTTGTTAGTGTTATTGCTGAAAATGCTTCAATGGACAATGAATTAATACATCTAAGGCAAGATGGTAATAATGGTGCAATAACAATTACAA